CTGGAGCCAATCATGATCCAAACCGACGAATATCCCCAGGGCCGCGCGCATTATACCTTCATGTACTTTGCCGTGAGCGATAAAAAATATGCTGCTGCCGGTACCAACGAGGACGCTGTCGCTTGTGGTGTCCAATACAAAACCGAATACTTCACTCAACCCTAAAACCTGCGCCCGGCTCCGGCCGGGACAATCTTTACTACTATGAAAAATCCAAAATATCTATTTACTGCAAAAGGCCGAGGTGGATCCGATGTTAGTTATACCGGATCTCTGTTGGAGTATAATATTCCGGTCCTTCCTTCATGGTATAAGCCGCCATACATTATCGATGAGTTTGGCTGCTGGGAGGTTGATCCGGAAACTGTTGTATTGGTATCTTCTCGGATCACTGGTCCAGCTGATATACTTTACTACGCAAACCAGGGACTCAATTCTACTAATTCCGATGCTGTCCTGGAGGAGAAGAATCGCCTGGCTGAAATGCTAAACCAGGGAGTCCTATGAAAGCGCGAGCCATATACTCTTACAAAATTACGCCCGGCGAGTCTTTGCTTGCTATCCGGGATCTGTGGAGCGAGTCGTGTTCGGCTCCTACTGTCACCAATGATGCCGAGGCTGTACTTACTGAAATACGATCCATTGAAGGGCCGGCCGTTGAGTCTCTGTTTGTTACCTACCTGGATACGGATAATCGCTGGGACACTATTGTTCCGCATTGGGTTAATGGTGTCTGCGTTGGCGTACATTTTGAACCTGGAACTCCTTAAATATAAAAAATACTACTATGAAAAATCCTAAAACCCCACCGCCGGCTCCTACTCGAAAGGAGTCGGTTATGCACTTCCGGGCCGATGATGATCTGCGCCGGCGCGTCGATGCCTATGCCAAAAAGCACAAAGTTAGCACATCCGAAGTGGTGCGCCATTCCCTGAAGCTGTTGCTGGAGGAAGTATGAACCTAAACGATGAATCTGAAAGACTGTATCGCCTGCGCTGGAAAATTAAGCGCCTGGAAAAATTTCAGGGCTATATTGAAAAAGCTATTATTATAGTCCTGGCTGTCATGGTCCTTACTGCAGTAATTGCTTTCATGTCTATGGATCCTGATCCAGTTGCTGCCGAGCCCTGCCGGCTAATTGATCCGGTCCCGGTCTTTGAGTTGCGCCAGTCTAATCATTCTGATCGGACCTGGCGTTATACCCTGCACATGATCGATGAGCGCGGCGACTTCCGCGTCGGTCATGCTTATACGGACAAGCCGCTGCCGTTCGGCCGGTCTTTCGAAGTTATCATTGTAAAACCGGAGTAACCATGGACCCAAAACGCGCCGAGCTGTTGCTGCCGGCAATCGTGAATATACTCCTGGATCCAGTACCGGATCGGGAGGGTGAGCCCGGACTTAGGGAGGTGCTCCGTATCATGGATGATGCCTCTGTCGAAAATGTAGAGCGCTGCGCCGCTCAGTCAAAACGAATTATTAAACTACTGGAGAAATATGGAATCTAAAAAAATGAACAAGCCAGCTGAATCTCGGGAGTTTAGGTCCATCGATGATCGTCTGAAAGAGCTTCGCGAGCTGTCTATGGATCCGAATAGAAATCTGCGCGAGACCGCTGCTTTCCTGGTTGAAATGACCGCCGATGAGGTCCGCGATGAGGCCGAGCTTATTCTGTCTAAAAAGTCGAATCGTATAAAATCACAGCGCGACATGATTATGAGCCTATGCTGGGAGGAGGCGATTCTACTAAATCGACAAGCCGAGGCAGCTGCTGCAGCCCTGGTGCACTCCGCAGGCGGCGAGGCGAGTAGTTAGTCGTTTATTATGTAGTTATGAGCTTACAGAAAGAATCTTATAATTCTCGACTTTGTGATCTGCCCGAATTCCAGGAGTTTATTGGTCTGCCGGCAAAAGATCGAGCCGCCTGGCTGCATGATCTGCTTTATAATATAGAGCTTTCGGATCTGCAGCGCCAGGAGGTCTTGGAGTTCTGGCTGCTGAGTTATGCCGAAAAGGGATTCTATTTAGCAAAAAAAAAAGGCTTAGATGTATCAATCTCTAAGCCTTATCACTTTCACCCCAGGTCAAAAGTTTAACCTGTAAGCTACTTCCAAAATTAAGGGCGTTTGTGTGCTTGTCAAAGCCGAAATGTAAAAATCTTTATAACGCGCCTGGAGTCCTGTCTTGAAATAAATTGATCCGTCCATCATGTGGTAGTCCGCACCTGCTACTGCCGAAAGACCAAACGCCGGGCGCCTGTACTGGTAGGTATATTCTTTAAATCGAAGCTGGTCCGGATCAAAGGCTTGTATTGTTATTCCGCTCCTGGTGTTTGAAACACGATCTGGGTTAAAAAGATTTACTGGTCCGAAGTTGATCGGAACGTAAACGGTTACTGTATCGAGCTGCTTTACTGGATACGGATTATAAATAGTTATTATCGATGGGTTGGCTTTTAGCTTTGGCGCAGGTAGTTCCCAGCGATCCTTATATACTATTCTGGTTCCCGGATCTGGTTGCGGTCCGGGTCTGGTCAATACATAAATAGCTGCTGAAAAAATAAGAAAGGCCCAGACCGGCAGGTCAGTCGTTAGAATCGTCAGCGCGCTTTTTAAAAGTTTCGCGGATATGTTCATACAGCTCGTTAATTACTCCCTTCTTATCTGTGAGGTTCTCGACTATCGACTTCATTTCAATAAACCCAAGCCATACAAATGCGGTTTTTGCTATCCATGGAGCTTCTGCCATGTTTGAAAGTACTATAAATCCAAGGCAGGCCAGGATGTACTCAATTAACTTTATGCTGGTCTGCCGTATGCCGATGCTGGTCACCATCTGTTTTTTTTGGAGCGCTTTCCATGATCCGCTTAAAAAGTCGATGAACATTAAAGCCGCCAGTCCTTTTGCGAGTATTGGTTCAACCCTTACGACCTCAACCATTGAGTTTATTGCTCCGAGCAATGCTGCCGTTAGTCCGGCTGGTATTAAAAGAAATATGCCTTCCCACATGGAGGCGAGTGGTTTAGCGAGCATCTGCAAATAGTTCATTTCGGACTTATACATGGTTTCTGGTTATTTGAGTTTTAAAAAGTAAAAAGTTTAGTCAATTTTGCCAATTGCTATATCTGTATCTACTTTAACAATCCGGGCTTCCAGTTCGTTGCGAAATCGTGCCATGTTTACTTTATTACCAGGACAGGTCTTTGGAGCTCCGGTTTCCCGGTGTCCCATATTTCGAGCCGATGGAATTCTGTATTTATTGAAAAGTTCTTCAGCCAGGAGAAATGCTTCAGCTCGTTGCTCCGGCGTCCAGTCTTTTTTGTCTCCGTCACCTTCTACGCATACGCCGATCGACTTCCGGTTCATTCCCATGTTTTTACAGTGTGCGCCTTCCTTGTTCTCGGGTCTGCCAGTCTCTCTGGTTCCGTCAAAGCGTATATAGTAGTGATAGCCAAAACCGGCGAATCCCCTGGCTTTATGCCATTGGTCTATTTCAGGGATCTCGACTACTCGGTCTAGGCCGACTGTATGCCAAATTATGTACTCCGGTTTATTCATAGATAAAGACCGCGTTTGTTGCTGCTGATGCAATTGGTTTGAATCCGGCTTTTAAAATAGTATTGATAGAGGCCGTGTTATCTGTCAGGATCTGCGCCAGAATTGGCCGTTTGTCCACATTGTCCAGAAATTTCCGGATCATGCTTGTTGCGTAACCCATTCGCTGGTGCTGATGGAATACTGCATAACTTATCTGGCTGCCGTCGAGTCGTATGGCTCCGACCGGTGTCTGGTTTACCCAGGCGATGTGAATATGCTGCTGCGTTATTGCCCGGCGCAGCCACTTACGGTGATCGCCCATTGTTACAAGGTCTTTATTTATATAGCAATGCCTGGAGCTGTTATGCAGGTTCAGGAGCATTTGCGCGTCTGCCATTGTTGCCGGTTTCAGTATCATATTCGGTTCCCTGGTTGAATTATCATTTCAGCCTCTCCGGTGGATCCCCTGCTGGTAGTTGGGGCCGCATCGACTTCTACGTCAATATAAAAAAATCCGAAATACTTCGGATTACTACCTTCCGGGACTCCTGTGTCGCTATATGGTAATGATCCGACGGCCAGGTCCGCGATCTCTGTTGCCTGGAGATACCCATAATCATTTGATCGGAAAAGCTTAATTTTATAAGGCGATCCTGGGTTGATCTGAATATCAACGTCAAAGGCTGTACTGCTTACTCTCGAGGTTCGGATCTTTGGTATAAGATCCACCGATCCCCAGTAAAAATCCAGGTCTGCAGTTCCGGGTTCGATCGTTGGCTTATCGAATCCGTAAATCTTACCAGGTCCTACTATCGAGAATGTATTTACTGATCCGCTGTTTATCTGGAGTCGCTTCTGTGTATGTTCAATATTTCTCACGTCTCGATCCTGGGTTGCCAGGTCAAAAAATTGCGATGACTTTCTGAACCCGATAATCTTTCCGGTCTTTACAAGCGAGAAGGTGTTTACCCATCCGCCGGGCTGGTCATCCAGTGGCGCTTTTGAATGATCCGGATTTACGTCCCTGGCTCCGGAGGTAATCGCGGCGTTATATTTCCGATTAAGCCACTGTGTGAATCCGTATATAATTCTATATTGTGCAAAGACAGTCCATCGAATAAATATCTGTGTGCCCGAAACCGTGAGCGCGCGCGTAGGTAGAAAAACGATCGGAACGCCCAGGTTCTGGTCTGCGACTACTACTCCGGAGTATGTACCTGATGCCAGGAATCGAGGCCGGGCTGCAGCGACCATTATGACTTCGCCGTCACTGGTCACGGTCCTGCCACCTATTACTCCAGTCTGGAGGCTGTTTGAAATGATCTGCTGCAGGTCCTGGCTTGGATTGTACTGGTATGATCCGGCCATAACGTAATAAGCCAGGTTGCTCGACTCTGGCTTAGTTAGTCCCTGGTTAAAAGCGTTTACTCCCTGTACGAATACTGTGCTCATACCGTATACACTATTGGTGGAATGTTGGCTATTTCGGTATCTGTCAGGGCTTCTTTGAATAGGGCAACGAGGGCGATGTGTCCGTTCAAATGTCGTGTGTTGTTACTTGTTTCCTCTTTGCCGAAATACATATTTGAAAGTGGTGTAGACAGGGTTCCTGTAAAAGACACCTCTCCAAGTTTAACTCCATCTGCAAATAAAGCAATGTCAGTACTTGTGTATCTTAATGCTATTCTGCTAATCGTTGATAATAAAGTAGATGAAGTATACCCTATTCCAGGGCCTCCTTTTGTTATTGTAGCAGCTAAAGAACCGTTATCAGTTTCAATTATTATTACCCTATTATTTACAGTTCCACCACCAACAGCAAAAACTCTCGAAAATTGTCCTGTAACAGGAAGTGCTGTTTTCTTACACTCCACATAAATAGTCCCTTCGCTTTGCCCAATCAAATGAGCCACGTTGGTCTTAGATAGTACGTCTGCTTGTCCGTTGACGGCTTCTCCGTTAGTCTTAACCATGACTTCATCACCTGCTCCTGCTTTAAATTGAACATCATAGATGTAAAAAGCTGATGTTCCGTCACCCGTGAAAGCAGGTAATCCCCGTCCTANATTTGTCCATGAAGTTGATTCAGAAAATGCTATGCTACATGATGCACTTGTGAAGGCTGAAATGGTTGAGGTTATTCGGCATCTATAAACCCCATTTCCTTCGTCTTTTATTGAAGCGGTTGTTCCTGAGTAGCCTACTGTAAAGCCTGCATGAGTTGTACCGTTAATTAGGTCAAATCCAAATGAAGCGTAGTTTGTTCCGTTTGTTTCTATGTTTATAACAAGAATGTCCGTGCCTGTTTTAACTTTGGCTTTTACTTCAAAAGAATATTGAGTTGAAGCAGTAACTATAACTGCCGTGCTTATAGCTCTATGGAATGTAGAAGAAGCTGTGTCTTGGGTTATACTGTCTGCAAAATTTCCATCTATAATAACATTTCTAGATTGAATGATTGCACCCGATTTAACCCACCACGATTGAGATAAATCGTTTGAATACAGTAGTTGATTATTACTTATAGGTTGAATCAACGTCCCCAAATAATTCCCATCAGCATCCCACTCGTTGCCAATCTCATTGGCTGAACGCTTCACCAACACGCCTGCGTCGTTAAGCACCCATTTATCCGAGGCTCGCACAGTCGGGACAATCCCATCCCCGTTACGTGGTTTCAACGCCCACGAATACCCTACTTTGTAGTCAGGCGCTCCACCCCAAATAAAACTTGCTCGGTCTAATATTGAACTCATAACTCTGTACTTGCTAAAAGGTTATAGATTGATTGCGTGAAGGCGAAATTATCAAAGGTAGTGCGTTTGAAAGCGCTTGAATCTTCGAGTCCTTGCCATGCTGATTCTTCTAATAGCTTGGTTTCGGTAATCCCTGAGTTGAGGTAGAGGCCGAAGAAACCACCATCGGTGAGTTTCTGTGAGGTTCCTGTAATATCACCACCTAAAACTAAATTTGAACCATTAGGCGAATAAACTCCTGTGGAAGTACCTTGTGAAACATTATCAATATAATAGTTAATATTACCTGACTCAACAAACCAACTTACTCTATATCGGCCTGCTGCAAGTGTTGGGCTTGTTATAATGAATTGAGTATTTCCTGATATTAGAAAAGATAAAAAAATGGCATTATTTGAGTCTTTAATAAGTCGTAATTTATTAAAATTATCAACCCCAATATTTAAAAGTTGTCCAATTCCATTAGCCGCAATCTCCACATCAATAAACCCCTGCAAGCTCGCCAATTCAGGAAAGCTTGTATTTCGGATGTCGGTCACGGCACGGGTGGCTGAGGCGCCTGTGGTACGGAGGTAGTCGAGTAGGGTTAGGTCGACGTGACCATCTACCGCCATGATTGCGGAGACTCGAACTCCCGTGCCAACATAGCTTGTATCTTGCCTTAGACCCGTAACTGTGTTTGCAACTGCCGGTGCGGTCATTTTAATCCGAATAAACCAATAATTACCATATTGTTCTTTAAACACCTCATTCTGTGTAATTGCTCCACCCCATAACGGGTATACATCAGCCGTTGAGATACTAGAACTATTGGTATTTGGCTCACCCCCTGCGATTTTTTCGCATAAAAACGCAACCGTACCGAGTGAATTATTAGCCGGTGCAGATGCCACGTTATAGTATGCTCTTGTAACTCCACCACCCGCCATCGTAACATACCCGTCAACTTCAAATTGCCCTAAGTCGCCTGCCGTGTAACTAATTGCCGTCCTCATCCCTTGTCCCGGGTCACTTGCAGGCTCTGAATTACGAAACAAATTCGTCAACGCCTTTGGAATCCATGTCCCCCGAAATTTCAAATCACTAAAATTAGTGGCCATTGGGTCATTGACAGACGCCCTTTTCCAGCGTCCATCAATGTCCAAATAAAGGCCGGTGTCGGCTCGGGTTAGGTCGAATTCTAAATTGTCGAGGAGCGCCATTTTTTATTCCTTGGTCTGTTTTTCTAATTCCTGGAGTTCTTCCGGGTAGTATTCAAAGTATAAATTTAAAAGGCAGGCGTGAAGCCGCTTGTGGTCTGACATGACTCCGAGCGCCGGCTTAAGGTAGGACTCAAATTTACCCAGGTCATATTCTTTAGGCGTCTCGAAGGCGTCATCCCAGTCGTATGCACCATCTGGTTTCTTTACCAGTTTAGCCAGTTTTATTAGCTGGTTAATAGTCTCTTTGCGTTCGTCTGGATCCACTCGAATGTGGTCCATGAATCTTTTTCTCCAGTATAGATCGGAGGCGCTGTCAAATTCTGGCAGGCGACTTAAGTAGTCACGTTGTTTTACTGTCAGTTTTACTTTCATGCCGTTTCTCCAGTCTTGCTATCCGTTGGCGCATCGACTTGATCCTCTTCTGAACCCTGGTCTGCAGTTGCTGGAGTTGATCCAGTTGCAAGTTGAGCTTGTTCAGCAGCTCTGAGTCTGGCTTCTTCATGCTTGCTCCGTATTTCTTTTATTTGTTTTTCCTGATCCTGGTAACCCAGGAGTTCCTGCTTCATGCCGTCGATGATCGACTCCATGTGCTTTATTTCCCGGCGTAGTTCATAGCACCGATCGAGGACCAGCTGGTCCGTCTGTTTATCGTATTTTGAATCTGGAAGTGTTATTTCGCTCATGTTAATTGGTGGTTAGTGATTATTAATACGCTGTGACTGATGTTAATATACCATTTTTGAATACTACATCGTACTGGTTTGAGTCTGAGTCAATAAGTCGGACCGACCAGTCCTGTCCGACACTGTTGTCGCTGGATCTGTACTGGTTGGCACGAAGAATACCGGTGAACCACTTTGTCCCGGCGATGTCCTGTGATACGTTCCCGGCTGTAATCAGCTCTCCGGTAATGTTTCGAATAGTAACCGTTTTGTCTTCAGATGCCCCGCCTATTTCGGGACGAAGATTTATATATAAAAGATTTGACCCACTATCGTCTGTTAGAAAATTGATTCCCCCACCAAAACCCGTGAATTCGATATGATTATTAAAACTTTGTTTGTCCTGCCATGTATTTGCAACTGCAAGTTGTCCATACCTGCCGTCACCAGCGCCTCTATTGAGTGCTCTATTTGCGTTCGATGTATCTGTTGGAACTATAAGCGTTCCATTAAATTCCTTGGTGCCGCCAATTACGGCGTCCCCTGCAGTGAGTATAAATGTTCCGGTGAAGTCTGGTATTGTCACCGTGTTTCCAGTTCCTGTTGATCCATACCGGATATCAATAAACCCTGATCCAGGAGATACTTGTCGGATCCGAATGTTACCCCTTGCATCGACTGGCTGCTGTGGATCTGTTATTGCTCCGAATCCTGTATTTCCCTGGATAATTGTCCGGGCGTCAGTTTTGCTACTTATCCACAGACGTTTCTCCGGTCTGATCACCGCGTCTCCAGCCGCTGTATTGGACAAAAATTGTCCAGCTGCTGCTGCAATTGCAAAGTCTAAATCTTGTGGTGAGCTGGTCCCGGATAGCTTTCTTCGCAAGGTAAATCGTATATATTGATTTTCATCAAACCCGGTTATATCTACCGCTTTGCCGGGCTGGTCTGTGCTGGCATACGATACAATTGCCGACTCGTAAGCTGGGTTGCTATTATCTTTCCATTTTATCATTCGTCGGACGCTGGTCTCGACTGTACCCGGTGCAGAGACTTTCTGGAATAGTGTAATACCGTCGTCATCGAAAAGAGTGGAGCTGTCGCTTGTCCTTAAAATAAATAGGTCCGCGCTCAGGACCGCGAGTCCAAGCTCTGTACCGGCGAGCAGGTTAAATGTAACCACGGTGTCGCCGCTCTTTACTCCCATGACCGCTCTGGCTCCTATGGTCCCGACCTGGCTTTGCAGCGTACCGACTTCACCGTCGATTGTGGAGACGATATCGTCCAGGTCTGATAGGTCGACCTGGATCTGTCCTACTTCCAGGGTAATAAATGCCAGGTCATCGCTTAGTTCGTCAATATCCTGAACTACAATGTCGATCCGGTTTGTCTGAAGTGTTATCCTGCTGCTTTGGTCCAGGCTGCGCTCGAGAATAAATACGTCTATAATGTCGAGCGTCTCTGGGTCCTCAACTAAATAGTCGTTTTGCGGCGTCCAGCTCTGGATCGTAATGGTCCCGGTCCGGTTAACGCCTGAAGGTGTAATCGTCTGGTCTCCATTTACGGTTATTGCTTCGCCAATATTCCGCCCACCGTCAGCGCCACCTCTGGGCATGTAGTAGATGTATATTTTCTGACCGTTTTTTACGTTGAAAGTCTCCGGTATGCGTCGAAGTGGCAGCGTTGTGTAGCTGCTGGAGGTCAGTCTTTCTGTTAGAAGAAGGCCCATCGAAGTTCCTTCTCTCTCAGTCTGTACCGTTGAAATGATCCGGTCCGGTCTCCACTCTGTATATGCCTGGAGAGTAGTTCCTGGTATTATTATAGAATCGCCGATGTTGCAGGTGATGCGTTGTTCCTGGATCTGTACATTCCCGACTCCCTCGAAGCTTTGCGTTGGTCTTATTCTATAAAAAGTGGGTTCCTGGCTTATCCTGTCAATTGTTGCAATGTCATAGTCGTTACCTTCAACCAGTCGGACCGCGCTCTGTACATAGATTTCTGTAACCACTTCGTCGTCTAGTTGCTCCAGAACGTTTCCGATTGCGTTGGTCCTTACTCCAATAGCCACAGCCAGGTTTGTCCTGGATATAAAGCTCGTTAGAATCTGATCTGTAACGGTTATAATTGATCCAGCAAATAAAGCCTCTGGGACGTATTTGGGATCTATTAAAAGGAAATCGTCACCCGGCTGCTGGTCCTGTATTATCCTGAATTGGTAGGGCTGCGCCGAGGCAAGGTTTACGACTGTAATAAAGTCGTTTTCTTTAAAAATTTGCGTCTGTACCGGGTTTATATACAAAGTACTTACGATCCCGGGTTGAGTCGGGAGCCGGAGTACAGCTTCAGCGTTTGAACCCGAAACGCGGACTGTTGATCTAACGCCGCTCTGTGCGCTGTTTATAATGTTTGCAACATATACCTTGGTTTCCGTCGGGCTGAACTTTACAAATACGGTCCTATCCAGATTCCCACCGCTTACTGGAATAGTCAGCGCAGGCGCGTATGGTCCTGCTGCATTTAGGGATACGGTAAATCCCGGCGGTGCTGTGACGTTTATATCGCTGTTGAGCAGTTGGCCGGTCAAGTTGTAGCTTTTTATATTCTGGCTGAATGCTGCTACCAGTCCAAAGTCCAGCCCGGATGGATCGCTTCTTAGGTATGCCGCAGACTGTGTTCTGGCTGAAATCTCCAGGAGCTCGACGCTGGTCTGCATGGATATCGGATCAACTCCGGCGCTTTGAACGAGCCAGGTTGAGCCGTCCCAGCTTACTGGGATCATCGGATCAATTAGCTGGTCAAATACACCGGTGAAACGGCGGCGGCGTACAAATCTCCAGCTACTCCAAAGCCAGGATATTACGGCGTGAACAGGGAGGGAAACTCCGAGTTCTTCCTCAACTACCGGGTGGGAAATAAAGGCGAGGCTTGTGCTGCTGATGTTTGGCGGCGCTGCATCTATTACCTGGACCAGCGCGTCGGTTCCTGGTGCCTCTGGATCTCCGTCACCTTCGAAGGGAATCGGTCCGTATTGGTAGGCCCTTGTAAGGTAGTTCCGGGACTGAAGGTTGTCTATTGTAAAGCTGGGAGCAATGCCGGCGTCTGGTCTTAAAAACTCTCGGTATTTTGGCGCGTCATGGGTAACGCTGGAAAATATCTCCAGGGATCGGTTCTTTGAGCGAGGTGAATATAGAAGGTTGTCCTCTGTCAGCGCCTGCAGCTGAACCTGTGCTCCAGAGGTGTTAGCGGTCCTGGGTGAAAATCCAAGGCTGTTATTGTTTCCGCCGGTTCTAATTATCGATGCATTGAATGCCGTTCCGGTTCTGGCTGACGTAAAATCGTAAACGCACCAGCGCTGCCTGGTGTAGCTGTACCCAATGCGAACGCCGAAGGTCCGGCATATATCCACAAAAATTTGGCCGAGTGTCTTTCCGGCCTCTGTATAAATCTGCTTTTCTCGATCAAACTCCCGGTACATCTGGAACCGAAAGTATAAATCTACCATCATTGAGTAGCTTGGAATTGATCCGGAGAACTGCCGCCAGTTGTCTGCTATCCAGGGCCATGCATATTCTACCTCGCTGCTGTGTCCTTCAGCTTTTAACGCGACTGCCGAAAACAGACGATCATAATTTATCAAGGTCTCATGGTCTGTATTTACAAGCTCGAGTAGTTCTTCAATAAATACGTTGGTGATATTGGTCTGCGCCAGCGACGTTAGTCCGTTGTAAAAGTCTACCGTGACCAGGTCTTGCTCTCCGATGCTATCATAATACTGGTCCAGGCTTTCTGGTTCTGCGAATCCCTGAAACACCTTAGTAGATCCGGCGGTGATCCGAAGCATGATGCTTTGTGGTTCGGCCTCATTGAGCAATTCATACAGATCATCTGGATCGTTATTTAAAGCCGTTAATGTATAGCTGCTGTTTAAAGGCGATACCCCATCACGGTCGAACTCATGACGTATGGTCTGCGCAGTGTTTATTATTGGCAGCTGTGCAATAGTTGGCTGTGTAGATACGTCTCTGAGCAGCTCAAATACTGTGTCAGAGCCTTTGATGTTGCCAACAGTGAGCCTATGTGTTACAAGATATGCCATTATACAGGGTTTCTTTCAANTATNCGNTNNCGTCTNGTGTNGTTNGCNCTGTTTA